TAATGGAGTTGATTACAGAGAGAGTCAACCTAACTAAGAATGCAGATGTGTATGAGATTCTTTGTCAAGCAGATATTGTTGCACAAGAAGACGAAGATAAAGCTGCACATGGATTGAAGGTGTTCAGTGAAACTAACGCTGCAGTTCCTAGAGTATGTCAGTGGTACTTTGATTCTAAAATCAATAGTACACTACCCGAAGGTGCAACACCGTACAATAAGAATGATGCACCAGCGTCAGACTTAACAGAGACACAATTGAGATTTGAATTCAGAAAGTTCAAATACTTTGTGACGGAAGAAGTGCCACAGGTTCGTAGAGAAACTATGTGGATAGAACTACTAGAAGGCATTCCTAATAAGGAAGCTGAAATGATTGACCTCGTAAAAGACGGTAAATGGCCATTCAAAAATGTCACTTTAGACATAGTGAAAAAGGCATTCCCGAACCTTACGATTAACTAAATATTAGTGTCCTCCGAGACTATACATAGAAATGTACACAGTAGATTTCATAAGTGTGTAAAGAATATAATAGTCGTGTAGGACTCCATGGAGTATAATTATGGCAGAAGATAATAAAGTGAACCACAATGTAGACCCTACTACATTTGCTCAACCCGTACCCGAGAAAACTGAACTAGAAAGATTGCAAGAAAGAATTGCAAATTTCAAAGTTAGTGTCTCACCAACAGTTGCTCAACTGGCACAGGTTCTTATGAACCAATCATTACAGAACCCAACTAAACCCGAAGACCTTGACGGTTATGTGCAAGTGAGAAATGAATTGAAACTTGGTCTTGACGAATATCAAACTCAGTTAACACAAGCACAAAACAGAATGGCTCAGTTGCAAGAAGAACATTTGATTCAAAAACAAACTGAGATTGCAAGAAAAGAAAATGATTTGATAGCTGCAAGAGACGGTGAAAGAAAAAGAAGGAAGACTGCAGAAGAGAAAGCAAGACAACTTGAAGCTGTACTTGCATCACATGGAATCCATATCGACTTAGACGGTGACGGTAAAGTTGGTCTCAATGTTGGGGAAGAAACAGAGAACCTAACTGCAGAACAACAAGTGACACTAAAGAAATTACTTGACGAAAGTAAAGCTGCAACAGGTGGAGTTAGTCGTGCATTCGAAAAGGCAAGGGCATTGAATCCCGAACCTTCACCCGAGGTACAAGAAGAATTACCTTTTGACAAACCTGAGCCTATTGCATCAGGTACAACGACTGCAGAGTTTGAAGAAGAAGTTGCAGAAGTAGAGAGTGTCTATGACAACCCAGCTTATGACGAACCAGTCACACCCAATTATGGGAATGGTACAAAGTCAGTTGCACAAGACGGTGCAACAATACCACAGTCTGAAACTACAGTAGTTAATCCTAAACCAGTTATCTCAGATACTAATCAACCCGATATTATCAAGAGAGAACTAGACGAGAAGGAAGCACAGTCTGTTAGAGATAATTTAGGCATTGGTCTAGAGGATTTAGTAGAACCTACACCCGAATCACCTAAAGTGAGAATGGTGGACGAAGATGACATTGCAGAGTTTGATACACCACCTTCAACAGAAGAAGAAGAAACTGTAGAGGTGACTATACCTACTGAGTCAGAACTAAAAGGAATGACTAAGTCTAAGATTAGACAGGAAGCTCTTAATTTAGGTTTCGATGGAGTATCGACTAAAGACCCGAAAGCAACTATGATTCAAAACTTCGTAGAAGCAACTGAAAAATTTATCAGTGACTTACAGGATAGTGGAGAGTTCGTAAGTGCAACTGAGGAGTCAGAAGATGAAGCCAACAATGATAGAGACGGCGGATACTTCAAATAGTATAGTAAGTCCTCATTCAGTACAAAAACAATCTACAATATACGAAGAAGAACTACCAACAGACGATGATAGTCTTCTTCGTTTTGATTTACCATGGGACATGGTTAACATAGTTGGATTGAGGTGGTACGACAATATAAGAGTTATTCGTGACGACCACCGATTATTGTTTTCAGTTTTACCTTTACACAGGCCAGAACTATATGAGTATATTGCAAAGACATACTTTACAAAAAGAAACGGGAATCCTAGAACAGAAAACTTACTTCGTGAATATGATAATGTCTACACATTATTACCTAAAGAATTTATTACACAATGGAAAGAGAACGACAAGGTTGAGTATAATTTAATAAGAGAAACAGAAGAAGATGAACGACACATCGAAGCGAAACATTCCGATTACAGCGGTTGACCAATTCGATTTTCTCGACCATCGAAGACAACAGGAAAAGAAACATTGGAGCAAACAATTAACAGGAGACCCACTTGACTCAATTCTTACGGTTGAAATTAATACTACTGAGTTGTGCAACAGGACATGTGTCTTTTGTCCAAGACATGACCCAACAGTATTTCCCAACAGGAATCTCCACCTTACAGTTAAGGGTGCTCAAACCATTGCAGAAGAATTAAGTGCAAATCAATATCAAGGAAAAATATCATTCAGTGGGTTTGGAGAAAATCTTCTCAATCCTAATTTCGTAGAGATAGTAAAAGAGTTTAACTTTTATCTACCCACTGCAACATTAGAATGTAATACAAACGGTGATAAGTTAACGAAAGAATATGTCGAAAGATTATACAGAGCTGGTTTAGATTTACTCTATATAAATCTTTATGACGGAATAGAACAGATAGAACACTTCGAGAACATTATGGAAGGGTACAGGGAAGACCAGTACAAGTTCAGAATGCATTGGGGTGATTTTGAAAAACATGGTTTAATTTTAAATAACAGGAGTGGAAAAATTGACTGGGTCGGAATCGAAGAAGAAGATATCAAAGCTTTGGTGGGCAAGCCTTGCCATTATCCTTTTTATAAGTTGTTTGTCGATTGGAATGGAGATGTATTGTTTTGTTCAAATGACTGGGGACGAGAACATGTCATCGGGAATCTGCTACAATCATCTTTACATGATGTATGGTTCTCCAAACCCATGGATAAGATAAGGAAGAGATTAATGAAAGGTGATAGGTCACATTCACCTTGCAACAAATGTAGTGTAGACGGTTCACTATTCGGCAAACCGTCATTTGATTTAATAAAGGAATACTATGAAAGCTCTAATAACAGGAAAAAGTAAACTGGCTGGTGCAATCATTTCTAGGTTGCATGATACAATCGTATACAAGAAATTAGAAATCGAATCGTGCAGAGTCGAGGCAGAGATACCATGGAAACATTTTGATATCTTTATCAACAATGCAAGTGTTGGATTCTCTCAAACTGATTTGTTGAATGAGGCATTTAGTGAGTGGAGACATGACAAAAATAAACTCATAATCAATATTGGCTCACGCGCAGGGAGACCAAATATTAGTAAGGGATATCTATATGGAGCTCAGAAGGCAGCTCTCAATCACCTTGCAGATAATTTAAATTACAACTCAGATAGAAAATGTGGTATTATAACTTTGAACCTAGGACTGGTTGAACATGTAGAAATACCTTCATTGACTTATGACGAAGTTGTTGATTGTATAGAAAATCTAATTGTTGATTGGTATTCGGGTAATCCAGTCATGACAAATCTTACACTAGAACACCGTGATAATTATCTAGAGGTTCAACAATACAAAAAAGAATTAAAAGAAATCGAAGAAGATTTTCAAATGTTCACCAACAATTCTACATAAATATAACTATGTCAGATAAAATAGAATATAACGATTTTGGATTTGCAGCTTTAGACGCAGACGAACTTAAGTCAGTCGACTCTACTATCAATAGTAGTACAGCTAGTGCAAACGCAATCATAGAGAAGCTAGATGATTTTGTTCGTCCACTGTTAGAGAACCTAGCAAAGGATTCAGATAAAGACTATATCTATTGGCCTAACCGTGTAGATGTTATCAACAAGAAAATCCTCGAACTAGATAAAATCAAAGCAGGATTATAAAAACCCCCTTTACACTGCCCTACGCTTTTTGATAGAATATACTCATTACAAACTAAAGGAGTAAGTAATGGCGTTATATGAAAATTTCGTTAATGATAACGAAGAGAAATTTGTTCGTATGGGTAGGAATCTAATTACCCTTTGTGAACTAAACAAACTATATCCAAAGAATGATGAAATGTGGAATGCAGCTGTGACTGCTGGTAATAAGTTAGTCACTATCAATACCACATATGGAATGAAGTCTTTGAGTGAATTGAAAGACAACGAGAAGAAAGCAGTTTATCATTATATTAGTAAATATGGCCTTGACCACGAGGCAGTATCTATGGTATAATAGTTCTTACGGTGTAAAAACTGGGGAATGGGACAAACGGGTCAAGTATCACAAAGTCCACAATTATTACACGACATGATGTGTGAGACCCGTCCCTTCTTTTGCCTTGACAACAGGTACGCTTTTTTGTTATAATATGCGTATAGATTGAAAAAGGAGACTGTATGAATAAAGAACTTTTAGAATTAGTCGAGAAACTTTGTGAGGACTTGACTAATGCAATGCATACACGATGGGAACATTCTCGTGGTGTCACTACTCACAACTATTCTGTAGGTCAAAAATACATTCGTATTTACTCAGAAGAGA